GGGCGGTTGGCCTTTGCCTAGACAAAGATTAGCAGAAATACAATTAGACATAATAGGTAAAGGTGCTTTAGGTGTAGGCTGGGTTATAAGTTTTCCACAAGCAGATAGAATGGGTGGTGATGAAAACTTTGCTAGATCATTAGGATACGCTCCCTCTGTTATAGCCATGTTTGAAGATGGTAAAGGCGATTATCCTAAATCACCTGGAACTGTTGTGCTTGGTGATGATAATGGTGGTATAATTTCTACAGGAGTAAAGTCAAACCTACCTCTACTATCCAATCATGTTCTACAAGGTTTGGCTATTGCTCCTACTGATATAGATTTATTAGTCCGTAAAATACCACTCCTAATTAAAACACCTAATAATGAATGGATACCTAGTTTTGGTACACAAATATATAAAGCTTTATTTGGTGTAAAAACTTACATTATAAAAACTAATGATAATGGTATAGAAGAAATATCAATACAAGGAATACCACCAGTCAAAACAGATAGTTTGGGTCGTAAGTGGATTAGTTGGGTAGATACTGAACAAACAGACTTACAAGAAATGAATGTAAATGGTAAGTTTGTCTTTGTAGGCGTTACTGCTAACGGTGTCATGCCACAGGTAGCCACACCTGTTGGACTTTTAGAGCCACATAAAATACAAACTGCACTTGCTGAGTCTATATTAGTACAAGATTCTCCATACATACCTGACTGGTCATTAGCAGCAGAGCTTTTAATTTTAATAATATTTGTTAGTTTAGTTTGGTTTGCATTACATTACTTTGGCATTACATGGGGAGTATCTATCGCTACTGCATTCATGTTAGTTACAGGCTTGGGTGGTGTCTACATGATTAAACAAGGTTTATTGGTAGATGTATCTTGGACTTTAGTATCTGAATTTATAACAGGATCAATAGCTTTTTACCTAAGATTTAGACAACAATACAAATTAAGACAACAGATCAAGAAACAGTTTGAACACTATTTAGATCCAAGACAAGTAAAACATTTACAAGACAATCCAGATTCATTAGTGTTAGGTGGAGAACGTAAATATTGCACGTTTCTTTTTACAGATGTACGTGGTTTTACAGCTTTATCTGAAAAATTAGAGCCAGAGGAAGTAACAAAAATTATGAATAAGGTGCTTACTATACAAGCAGATACCGTTAAATTTTATGACGGTATGGTAGATAAATATATAGGTGACGCTATGATGGCCATATTTAATGCACCAGTTGATGTACCAGATCATGAAACAGCAGCGGTATTATGTGCTAAAGAAATCCAAGATAAAGTTAAAAGTGCTAATTTAGGTATTGAAATAGGTGTAGGTATTAATACTGGATATGCCGTAGTTGGAAATATGGGTAGTAATACCAGGTTTGATTATTCTGCTATAGGCGATGCTGTTAATCTAGCAGCACGACTAGAAAGCTCGACAAAGGAAGTTGGAGAAGATATTGTAATAGGTTATGATACTATAAAATCTAATTCATTTAGCGAACAGATAATGTTAAAAGAATTGGATAGTATTTTTGTTAAAGGCAAAAAAAAGCCAATTAAAATATATACATTACAAAATGGTTAGTAAAAAAATGACAGTAAATGATGTAGCAGAAAGACTTACAAAGTTAGAAACTATATCTCATGAGCGCTGGAAAACTGCATTTAATGAGTTTTCTGATATAAAACAAGAAATAACCTATATTAATTCAACGATGAAAGCGGCCACCTTTGGCGTATTTGGCTTTCTTGGTGCAATAGGTATAGCTGTATTAACGAGCATATTAATATGAAAGGATTACTAAAAAATATAGTTGGAGCTGTAGCACCAACATTAGGATCTGCTATGGGTGGTCCTTTAGGAAATATGGCTATGGGTAAAATAGCTGAAGTATTAGGTGTATCTAACGATCAAAAATCAATACAGCAAGCTATGCAAAATGCTACACCAGAGCAAATGTTAGAACTTAAAAAAGCAGAACAAGAGTTTGAAGTGCAAATGAAAGAACTTGATGTAGATGTTTTTAAATTAGAGACACAAGACAAACAACATGCTAGAGGTATGTTTAGTAAAGATTGGACTGCTAGAATAATAGGATTATTTACTATTGGTGGCTTTCTTGGTTACATATTTTTAGTAACTTTACAACCACCTGAACAGAATTCAGAAGCGTTAATAAACTTAGTCTTAGGTTATTTAGGAGGACTTGCAAGTGCAATTATTTCGTTTTATTTCGGAGCATCTCATACCAACGACAAAGGAGAGTAAGATGAAAATATCACAAGAAGGATTATCTTTAATTAAAAAGTTTGAAGGTTGTGAGCTTGAAGCCTACAAATGTGCAGCAGGCGTATGGACAATTGGATATGGTTCGACCAAAGGTGTAAAAGAAGGGGATACTATAACTCAAGAAAATGCAGATAATTTATTAAATCATGAAATGAGTGAATATGAGGGTTATGTTAATAATATGGTCACTTCGGATTTAAAACAAAACGAGTTTGATGCTTTGGTGTCTTGGGTTTACAATCTTGGCCCTAATAATCTTTCATCAAGCACATTATTACAAAGGCTAAATAATAAAGATTGGGATGATATTCCTAATCAAATAAAACGCTGGAATAAAGCTGGTGGTGAAGTAAAACAAGGTTTGGTTAGAAGAAGAGAAGCAGAAGCTTTGCTATTTGAAGGCAAAGAATGGCATGAGGTTTAACTATGCCCCTAAAAAAAACAGTATTTAGACCAGGTATCAACAGAGAAGGTACTGCTTATGATAACGAAGGGGGTTGGTTTGATTGTAATTTAGTTCGTTTTCGTAAAGGTAGACCAGAAAAATTTGGTGGTTGGGAAAAACTTAGCTCCGCAACTTACGAGGGTACTGCAAGAGCATTACACAGTTGGATTTCATTAGGCGGCACAAAATATTTAGGGCTAGGCACACATTTAAAATATTATATTGAAAGTGGTACGGTATTTAGTGATATAACGCCTATCAGATCAACCACATCAGCAGGAGATGTAACTTTTTCAGCTAGTAATGGTGATGCAACTATAACCGTAGCAGATACATCACACGGTGCAGTACAAAATGATTTCGTTACTTTTAGTGGGGCAGCGACATTAGGCGGAAATATTACAGCAGCCGTACTTAACCAAGAATATCAAATAGCAACTATTGTAAATGCAAACAGTTATACCATAGAAGCAAAAGACACTACAGGATCAACTGTAACCGCAAACTCATCTGATAGTGGTAATGGTGGATCTTCTGTTGTTGGAACATACCAAATAAACGTAGGCTTAGATATTTATGTGCCTGGTACTGGTTGGGGAATTAATGGTTGGGGTGAGGGCACTTTTGGTAGCTCTTCCTCTTTAAGTAGTACAAATCAGTTGCGTTTATGGACACATGATAACTTTGGTGAAGATTTAATTATTAACGCTAGAAATGGAGGCATTTATAAGTGGACAGAAAATAACGGTGTATCTACTAGAGCAGTAGAATTATCTGGTATCTCAGGAGCAAACTTAGTTCCAACTGTAGGTCTACAAGTTATAACATCAGAAGTTGACAGACATTTAATTGTATTAGGAGCAGATCCTATATCTGGCACAAGTAGAACTGGAACTATTGATCCTATGTTAATAGCATTTAGCGATCAAGAAAATGAACTTGAATTTGAGCCACTGTCAACTAATACAGCAGGATCTTTACGATTATCCTCTGGCTCATCAATTATTGGAGCTGTTAAATCAAGACAAGAAATATTAGTTTGGACTGATACTGCTTTGTATAGCATGCAGTTTATTGGACCGCCTTTTACCTTTGCAATAAATTTAATTAATGAAGGCACAGGCTTAGTTGGTCCTAATGCTGCAATCACAGCACCATCGGCCGTATATTTTATGAGCTATAACAGTTTTTATGCATATAACGGCACAGTACAAACTTTACCTTGTTCTGTACAAAACTATGTGTTTAATGATATTAATCTAACACAATCGTTTAAAATTACTGCTTTTACTATAAAAGATAAAAATGAAGTAGGTTGGTTTTATTGTTCTAGTAGCTCTGATGAAATTGATAGATACGTTATTTATAATTATTCGGAACAATTATGGTTTTTTGGGCAATTAGTTAGAACAGCTTGGCTTGATTCTGGTATAGAAAATTATCCAAGAGCAGTTGGGGGAGGGCTTTTATATAAACATGAAAGCGGTTTTAATGATGATGGATCGCCTATGACTGGTGTATTTATAGAAAGTTCTGACTTTGATTTGGATGATGGAGAAAAGTTTGCTTTTGCAAGAAGAATAATACCTGACTTCAAATTTATTGAAGATTCTAATAATGGGACCGTAAATGTAGTTGTAAAAACAAGAAACTTTCCAGGCGATTCTTTAACTACAAATTCAACGAATGAAATATCTAGCACAACACAACAATCACATATACGTGCTAGAGCAAGACAAATGGCATTACGTATTGAAAGTAATGATGATGCAACAAATAACGGTAATTTATCTATTGGATGGAGACTTGGAGCAACTCGTATTGATATAAAACCAGATGGTAAAAGATGAGTAAGCTACTGCCAACTCAGCTACCTATAGCGCAAAACGAGGTAGATCCTAATACATTTAACCGTTTAGTCAGATTATTAGAGATAAATTTAGGTGCGGTTGACCTAGACAATACGCGTCAAGTAAGCGAAAATGAGCTGAATACTATAAATTTTAATGCTGGTAGTATTATTTGGAATACAACATTAGAAGTATTACAAGTATATACAGGCAATAAATGGGTAGATATTGGTACAAGACTTGTAGATGATGGTTTACAAGCAACAAGTG